GGTCAAGGGCCGCGAGTTCGAGGTGCCCGAGCTCGACGAGCTCACGTTCCGCGAGACCGGCACGATCAAGCGGCTGACCGGGCTGCGGCCGATGGAGTGGGAGGACGCCTTCGAGAAGGCCGACCCCGACATGCTGCTCGCGCTCGGGATCATCGGCATGCGCCGCGCCGGCGAACGCGTCGACGAGGAGGCGCTGCTCGACTCGCCCGCCTTCGACACGATCGAGTTCGTCGACGAAGACGACGACGGGGAGGGTGAAGGCGGCCCCCCGGCCGCCGGCGCTCCCGCTCCCGCGCCCAGCGGGCCCGGGAGCGACAAGGGGCCCGCGGCGCCTGGGATCCCTCCCTCCTCCGCGACTACGGACTGAGACCGTGCGAGATGGAGGACCTCACCCCCCGCGAGCTCGCGCAGCTGCAGGCCGACGCTGAGGCGCTGAACCGGGCGAGGCAGGCGCTCCAGTAGTGGCCTCGCGTAAGCTCGAAGTCAAGATCGTCGGCGACCCCCGCGACCTGCAGCGGGCGTTCCGCCGCGCCTCCGCCTCCACGAACGCCTTTGGCCGCGACATGCAGCTGCTCGGCCGCACCGCCAAGGTCGGCGCGATCGCCGGCGCCGGCGGACTCGCGCTCCTCGCCGGCGCGGTCGCCAAGACCGGCTTCGGCTTCAACGACCTGCGGCAGCGCTCCGAGATCGCCTTCACGACCATGCTCGGCTCTGGCGTCAAGGCACGCAAGTTCCTCGACCAACTTCAGGACTTCGCCGCCCGCACCCCGTTCGAGTTCCCCGGGCTCGTCCAGGCGAGCCAGAAGATGCTCGCGATGGGGTTCACCGCCAAGCAGGTGATCCCCGCCCTGACCGCCGTCGGCGACGCCACCGCCGGCCTCGGCGGCTCCCCCGAGACGCTCGACCGGATCACGACCGCGCTCGGCCAGATCAAGGCCAAGGGCCGCCTGCAGGCCGAGGAGATGCTGCAGCTGACCGAGTCCGGCGTGCCGGCCTGGCAGCTGCTCGCCGACAAGATCGGCGTTTCCGTCCCCAAGGCGATGGAGCTCGTCACCAAGAAAGCCGTCGATTCGAACACGGCGATCGCGGCGCTCGTCGAGGGCATGAACAAGCGCTTCGGCGGCATGATGGAGAAGCAGAGCAAGACCTTCGGCGGCCTGCTCTCCACGCTCAAAGACCAGTTCGCGATCCTCTCCGGGACGGCGATGAAGCCGTTCTTTGACCTCGCCACCCGCGGGATGGCGCGGCTGTCCGCCGCGCTCGAGAACCCGGCGATGCGCGAACGGATCAGCGAGCTCTCGCACGCGCTCGCCGTCCGCCTCGCCGCCGCCGCCCGCGCCGTCGTCGCCTTCTTCCAGGCCAACTGGCCCTCGATCTCCGCCTTCCTCCGCGACGCCGCCGGCTTCGCGTTCGGCGTCGCCCGCGCGCTGCTCGATGTCGCCCGGCTCGCCAACCGGGCCGCTCAGGCGTTCGGCGGCTGGCGCGAAGTGTTTCCGTTCCTTGTTGCCGGCTGGGCGAGCCTCAAGCTCGCGACCGTCGCCTATTTCGTCACCGCCCGCTTCCAGGCCACCCTGACCGCCCGGACGATGCGGGCGGCGATGATCTCGACCGGGATCGGCGCGATCGTCGTCGCCGCCGGCCTTGCCGCCACCCTCCTGATCCAGCACTGGGGCAAGGTCCGCCGCTTCTTCTCCAACCTCGGCCGGGCGATCCCCCGCATCTTCAGCGCCGCCTGGGAAGCGATCAAGGCCGGCGCCAACTTCGCCGTCTTCGGGATCCTCAAAGCGTTCACGTTCGGGATCCGCAAGATCCTCCAGCTCGCCTCCCACCTCCCATTCGGCGTCGGCGACAAAGCCAAGGCCGCGCTCAACCGGATCGAAGGCTTCATCGAGGGCTTCCGCCAGCGGGGAAGCGCACAGATGGGGAAGGCAGGGGCTCAGGCGGGCGATGCCTGGGGCCGCAACATGTCGTCGAAGGCGCAGGAGTGGCTGCGCTTCACGAGCGCGAGCATGGCCGTCGGCGTCGAGCCCGGCAGCCGCCGCACCCTCGGCGGCCGCGGCATCCGCGGCGCCACCGGCAACGTGAACGCGGTCGTGCTCGACATGGCCCGCCAGACCGCGGGGATCGCCGGCATGAGCCTGAACGTGATGAGCGGCTTCCGCCCGGGCTCGAAGGTCAAGGGCACGGGGAAGACGTCGCTGCATGCGAGCGGGAACGCGGTCGACCTCGGCCCCTACTACGGCGAGACGCTGATCCGCATCGGGCAGGCGGCGTTGATCGCCGCCGGCATGCCAATGGGCGAAGCGAAAAAGCACACGTCGTTCGCCGGCACCGTCAACGGCTGGGAGATCATCTTCAACAGCCAGGTCGGCGGTGACCACACCAACCACGTCCACGTGGGTCGCGAGTCGGCGACCGCGAAGACGCGCAAGAAGGCACCGGCGCCGGCGCCGGTCAACGTCGGCGCGTTATTCCCCGCCGGGGCACTCGCACCGGTCTCCGCGACCGGCGGCGCGACGAAGAAGAAGGACGCCGGCAAGAGTGCGCGCGAGAAGCGGGCCGAGGAGATGCGCGAGCTGCGCCAGGAGGCGCGCGAGCAAATCATGTTCGTGCGCAAGCACCTTGATCGGATCGTCTCCGAGGGGGCGCGGGCGCGGCTGAAGAAGCGCGCGAACGCGCTGCTCGCGGCGCTCGGGGCAGCGGACACGGAGAAGGAGTTGAAGTCGGTTGTCGACCGCTCGAAGAAGCTGATGGCCTCGTTCAAGCAGGTCGCCGACCTGTCGCCGGCGATCCGGAGCCTGCAGCGGCAGTCGCGCGCCGTTGCCGGCGAGCTCGCGCGTCTGCCCGACGACGCCCGTCGCGAGCTCGGGCCGAAGATGGAGCGGCTGCGCAAGCAGCTGACCGACGTGACCTCGAAGCGCCAGCTCGACCGGATCCGCGGGCAGCTCGACAAGCTCAAGGAGCAGATCGCCGATCGGATCGAGAAGATCCGCGAGACCGTCGAGCGGGCGAAGGATCGAGTCGGGGACGCCTGGTCGCGGCTGATGGACCGGGCGATGTCGATCTTCGACGCCAAGACCGAGCAGCTCGTCCGCCAGGCGCGCGCGTTCGTGCGCCAGTTCGGGTTCGAGATCGGCGCCGGCGAGGAGACGCCGGCGGAGCGGCAGCTGCGCGCCTTCCGCGAGGGGCGCGAGGCCGAGGAGCGCGCCCGCCGGCGCGTCGAGATCGAGCGCCGCATCGCCGAAGCGCAGACCGACGAGGAGCGCCGCGCAGCCCAGCAGGAGCTCGCCGATTTCCTCGCCGAGGAGCACGAGCGCCAGCTGGAGCGGCAGGCGGAGGCGGAGCGCAGGGCGGCCGACGAGGAACTCGAGCGCCGCCAGGAAGACATCCGCCAGCAGCGCGCGAACGAGCGCGAGGCGCTCCAGGACAGGATCAACGACGAGATCGAGCGCTGGCAGCGCGGCGAGCAGAGCGCCGAGCAGGCGCAGCAGAACATCGTCGCGATCCTCAAGGGCCACGGGATCGACTTCGCCTCCGCCGGCGAGCTGCTCGGCAACGCCTTCGCCGACGGCTTCCTGATCGCCATGCAGCGGATCGAGGAGCGGATCGCCGAGCTCGAGGCCCGCGAAGCAGCCCTGCGCGGAGCGACCGGCGCCGGCGGCGGCGGCGCCGGCGCCGGCCGGCCGCACCGGCCGATCCGCAGTCCCGACACGTTCCCGATGGCGGAGGGCGGCTGGGGCGTCGTCGCCCGTCCGACCCGCTTCCTCGCCGGCGAGGCCGGTCCGGAGGAGTTCTTCTTCCGCCCCTTGAAGAGCGGGATGCCGCTCGGCGGCGGCGTCACGGTGAACGTCAACATTGGGACCGCGATCGGCTCCGATCTGCGCAAGGCCGGCGAGGAACTGGCCGAGCCAGTACGACGGGCACTGCTGCGCAAGGCCGGTCGCGGCGACACGATCGGGCTCGGGTAGCCGCGGACGATAGGCGGGGGCGTGGCGCTCCCGACCGCGATCATGTTCGAGGTCGCGTTCGCGACCGACCCGTTTGCGACCCCGACTTACGTCGACCTCTCCGACCGGCTGCTGCGCGCCAGGATCAGGCGCGGCCGCCAGCACGAGCTCGACGTCGTCGAGGCCGGGAGCGCGGATGTGCAGCTCGATAACCAGGACCGCGCGCTCGAGCCGGAGTATGCCGGCTCCGCCTACTACCCGAACGTCGTCCCGTTGCGCCGCGCCCGGCTGTCGGTCACCCACAACGCCGCCACCTACCGGCGCTTCACCGGCTTCGTCGAGCGCTGGCCGCCGGCGTGGGAGCTGCCCAACTACGCGGAGATGCCGCTGACGCTCGTCGACGGGTTCGAGGCGCTGACACAGGCGACGCTCCCGGCGGCGAGCTACCCCGCGGAGGGGGCCGGCGCCCGCATCGGCCGCGTCCTCGACGCCGTCGGCTGGCCTGCCGGCGACCGGTCGCTCGACGCCGGCCAGAGCCAAGTGCAGGCGAAGACGATCGCTGCCGGCGACGAGCTCGACGCTCTCACGCACATCAAGGAGGTCGCCGATTCCGAACTCGGGATCTTCTTCATCGACGGGCAGGGCCGCGCCGTCTTCCACGAGCGTCACAGGCGCCTGAAAAGCCCGTTCACAACCTCTCAGGCGACCTTCGGAGACGCCGACGGCGAGCTCGCCTACGAGGCGCTGGAGCCGTCGTTCGACAAGGACGGGATCCGCAACGACTGGCGGGTCACGCGCGAAGGCGGCACCGTCCAGACCGCCGAGGACGCCGCCTCGATCGCCCGATACATGCGCCGCACCGGCACCCGGGCGCCGCTGTTTGCGACCGACTCGGAGGCGCTGGACATGGCGCGGTTCCTCGTCTCCCGCTACAAAGATCCCTACCTGCGTTTCGACGCGATCGGGGTCGAGCCGCTGGCCGACGATGCGCTCTGGACGCAGGTGCTTTCACGGGAGCTCGGCGACCGGATCACTGTCCGCCGCCGGCCGCCCGGCGGCGGCGCGACCGTCGAGAAGCAAGTGCACATCGACGGGATCAGCGAGGAGATCGTGCCAGCGATCGCCTGGCGGACGACCTGGCAGCTGACGCCGGCCGACCTCAACCAGTATCTCGTCCTCGACCACGCGTCGCTGGGGCGGCTCGACTTCAACAAGCTCGCCTACTAGCCGGGCCGATAGGCGCCGGTGTGATCCGCACCTCCGCCGAGGAGTACTACCCCGTGCCGGGGCTGCCGCTCGCCGAGCTCCCGGCAGCACACCACCCCGACGTCGCCGAACGGCAACGCCCGGTCGAACGCCCCACCAGGCTCGCCAGCGGCGTTGCCGCGCTCGCCTACATCAACGAGAGCCGCTGGGTCTGCGACTGCCCTGGGGAGGGCTGCTACGGCGCCCTGCTCGTTAGCCCGAAGGATCCGCGCTTCTATTGCCCCTACTGCTTCAACGAGCAGGTCGGCAACCGCTTCATCCGCGTCGTGTTTCCCGACGAGTCGACGCGACTGCGAATCGAGCAGGTGCTGCTCGCGCGGCCCGATCCGCGCACGCGCCACTACCGGCCTCAGGACGGCGAGACGCTCGCAGCCCTTCAGCGTGAGAACCGCGAGCACGGGGCGCCCATCCCGTGAACGACTGGCTCGAGCCCGGCGTCCATCTCCACCTCGATCAGCTCGGCCAGCAGCCAAGAGAGCTCGACGCCGGCGAGGAGCTCCACGCCTGGACGGCGCCGCGCACGTGGGTCGCCGGCGAGGTCGTGACCGCCACGATCATGAACCAGCACATCCGCGACAACCTCAACTTCCTCAACGAGCCGCCCGCCTGCCTGGTCTACAACACCGGCTCGCAGTCGATCGCGAACAACACCCCGACGAACCTGACGTTCAACTCCGAGCTCTACGACACGGACAGCTTCATCACCACGCCGGCCAGCTCGTTCTCGGTCGGCTCGATCCCCGGCCGGTACGCGCTCTGGTGCAGTGTCTCGTGGGCGGGCGTCGCCGGTGGCGTTCGCGAGATCTACATCGTGGCGGCTGGCGCGATCATCGCCCGCAAGACCGTCGGGAGCCTTGGCGCAGGCGTAACCCACTACCAGACGGCCAGCGCCGTCTACCAGTTCGCGAGCACGCAGACAGTCCAGTTCGGCGTCAACCAGAACTCCGGTGGCAGCGTTTCGATCAACAACAGCGGCGCCGGCGGCACGGCCGACTGCATCGCCGGGATCAAGAAGCTCTGATGAAGTACCTGACGTTCACCCAGCCTCACGAACTCGCGGAGCTTCACGGCGAGCTGCTTGCGGCGCTGCCCGCGCTCCGCCCTGGCGCGGATGGCTGGGCGGCGATGTCCCTCTCAGGCGACGGCCCGAGTCTCATGATCGGCGTCCCCGACGACGTCGCGGAGGGGGACGTCGCCGCCGTCGTCGCCGCCCACGAACCAACCGGCGCCCGCAAGCGCGCCGCCCTTCGCGCACTTCGCGCCGAACGCAACCGACGCCTCGCCGCCTGCGACTGGACGCAGCTCGCCGACGCGCCGGTCGACAAGCAGGCGTGGGCCGACTACCGCCAGCAGCTGCGCGACCTGCCGGCGGCCGCGGCTGCCGACCCCGCGAATGCCGTGTGGCCTGTACCGCCGGGTGACGTCGAGCCCGCCGTCACTCGCTGAACCGGTTTCCCCGAATGACGTCGCCGGGCGCCTCGCCGCCGCGAGCTGACGCCGATAGGCGCGGGCATGCGATTTCAGATCCCGCGCAACCGTTACAGCGCGATCATCGGCGCCGTCGCCGCGATCCTCGCCGCCGGCGCGACGCTGACGATCGCCTATGTCGACTCCGACGGCGACCAGCGCCCCGACACGATCATCGTCGAGCTCGGCGGTCCGCAGCCCGGCGAGCAAGTCATCACCGTTCCCGCGCCGGCGCTCGAGCAGGCGCAGCGCAGCGACCTGGGCGACCACGAACAGCTCCGTTCCGAGAACCCGCCGGGCGCGACGCCGGCGCAGCTCGACGCCGCCGAGCAGCAGCAGGAGGCGCTCGCAGCCAACGACCAGCTGCCGATCGTCACCCCGCTCGCGGCCCCGTCGCAGCGCGGCTGCCGCACACGCCTCGTTCAGAACCACTCAAGCCGCCGCGGCGTGCGGCCCCGGCTCTTCGTCGTCCACTACACCGTCAGCCCGAACCGACCGGGCTGGAGCGACGTCGACGCGATCACCGCGCTCTTCGATCGCCCCGCCTTCGCGGCCTCGTCGACGTACATCGTCGATAGCGAGGGCAACTGCGCCTACATCGTCCGCGAGTCAGACAAGCCCTGGACCCAGGCCGCGTTCAATCCGGTCTCGATCTCCGTCGAGGTGATCAATACCGGCCGTGAGGGGCGCCTGCTCGCCCCGACCGGGCTCGCGAAGCTCGGCCGCGTCTGCGCTGACGCGACGCGCCGCTGGGAGATCCCGATCCAGGTCGGCGCCGTTGCCGGCGGCCGCGTCACCCGAGCGGGGATCGTCACCCACCAGATGCTCGGGCCCGTCGGCGGCGGCCACGTCGACATCTCGCCCTACGCGCTGCAGCCGATCGTCGCGGCCTGCCGCAGGGCCCGCGCCGGCGACATCATCGGCCCGCCGGCACCGGCCCCCCCGCCACAAGCACAGCCGCGCCCGGCGCGCCGCCAGCTCTGCGACCTGCGCGTCGCGTCCGTCCAGCGCGCCCTCAACCGCGCCGGCGCGCGCCCGCGGCTCGCGGTCGACGGCATCCGTGGGCCTGCGACGAGGGCCGCGACGATCCGCTTCCAGCGTGCCCGCAGGCTTGACGCCGACGGCGTCGTCGGCCCCAACACCGCCAAGGCGCTAGGCCTGTGCAGGAGCGCCGCCTAGCGATGCCCGCGCTCGTCTCGCTCTACGCGCTCTATCCCATCCTCGCCGCCGTCGGGGCCCTCGCCGGCGCCGCCCACTTCTTGCTGCTGCACCGGTAGCGCGTGCGGTGCAGCGCGCCGTCGCCCTCGTCGTCACGCTCGTCTGGGCAGCGACCGCCGCTTACGCGATCGCGACCGGCGACAGTGCCCCGCTGATGTACGCGAGCGGCGTCATGGTCATCGCGGCCAGCTGGATCTTCACGCTCAAGGGCTTCGAGTTCGTCAAGCGAGACAACGATGGGTGAGGCGATGCGCTTGACGATGATGCTCGAGGCGCTCGTACTCGTTGGCGTCGTCATCGCCGTGCTCCAGGTCGCGGGCCGGTTCCGCGCGCCAGGCTGGCACATCTACCTCGTCGCGATCTCCTACGTCACCCTGGTCGGCTGGGGCCTGATCGAGGTCTACAGCCGCCGCGACGAGCCGCTCTCCTGGCGGCCGTTCGTCGGCATCTTCGCGCTTACCCTCGGCCTCGCCGCGATGGCCACCCTGCTCATCCACTACCGCCCCGCCGCCCGCCACCGCCGCCACAGCCGCAGAAGCGAACTCGCTGCGGAGCGACTCAAACGGGATGCCGGACTCTAGCTGGCTCAGCCAGCCCCGCAGCGGGCGAGTATTGCGTCGCGAGTCGGGCCGCCCCTCTCGCCGAGGCGCTGGAATTCAGTCGGTGTGATGCCTCTTAGGCGGCCTTCTTCGAGCATGCAGTGGCACGCCGTCTCTGGGCTGCCTGCGGCCACGCACGATGACACGAAGGCATCAACGAATGTACTCGGGTAGTCGAACCGGGCGAGGTCTGAGACTCGTCCGCGCCGCAGTATCGTCGCCACGTTCCCGGAGGCATCCGATCACAGCGCTCCTCTCTTCTTCCGTTGGCGATTTGGTCCACGCGAGCACGGCGTTCGATTGCCGTTGAAGGATGTCCTCGGTCGGCTGGTCAAAGCCACTGCCAAACGCCTCGTACGCGGCGAACGTGCGCTGGGCGTCCGACACCGTCCGTTCGAAGCTGATCGTCACTGATTGCTCCCCGATCCGAGCTTCAAGCGCGCCTTCGGAAGCGTCCTGAGCGACATAGTCGAGCTCTGCCTGAGAAGTCTCCACGACAGCGAACTCGCCCAGGCACGCGGCCGTTGGGCCAGCCGCATAATGGCTCCCGCCGCCTCCGCAGGCCGTCATAACCGTCGCCAGGCCCGCAACGATGAACACTGACACGCAGGCTGCGCGCACCGGGCACATCTTCCGCGGATGGGGCAGCTTGTTCAAGGGTCAGGCCGGAATCTGCTTGAACTTCACCGCCTCCGGGAATAGCGTGACGGCAGCGCTCGCCAGAGTCGGCCCTGTCGCCCAGAGCGGGACGAGGACGGCGGGATGCTCGATGAGGAGAAGAATTCCGGTGCCGGCGAACGCCAGTCGCCGGTGAACGATCCAACCGGCCCGCTCGAGCTCAGCGATAAGCGATTCACCGAGCAGATCGAAGTCCCCTGTGCTCGTGTTCACTTGCAAGAAGTGTGCCCTGCTCTGGAAGCGAGAAGACCGCAAGTCTGCCGTCAGGCCGGCATCGTCTAGAGGAACCGGGTTGGCGACGGCGGCCCTCTTCATAGGTCGGGGTTGTGGCGAAGCGGGAGAGGCACGCGGCTGCGGAGAAACTTCTCGACGAACTGGCCGAGGATGACCCGGGGCTACTCCAAGACCTCTGCGTCCGCGCGATCGGACGGTCCGGCATCGCCAAGGCAGTCGCTGACGAGCTCGAGCTTCGCGGTGTCCCCGCCGGCGCCCGCGTCATCGAGATCGATCAGGCTCGCCGCTCGCTGCACGAGACCGACGACCTACTGCGGCGGATTCGTGAGGCGACTATTCGGCAGGTCCGCGAACGCCCTCTTGACTGACCGCGAGCGCCCGCACCTGCTCGGCCAGATCTTCCAGGCGAGAGACAAGCTCGTCGTGACGGCGGGCGGCGATGTCCTGCTGCTCGGTATCGCTTCGCGGCTGCCCGCTGACCCATGGCGGAGCGTCCCCCTCGGCAATCCACTCCGCCGGCTGCTCGAGGATTTCGCTCAGGAGCCGGAGTTGACCGCGCGGAGGTAGGCGCTGAATTCCTCCGCGCTCCCACCGATTGATTGCCTCCGCTGAGAGGCCTAGGTGCTGCGCCACCTGTTTGGGTTCCAGCCCGCGCCACACGCGCGCCGCCGCGATGCGCCGTCCGAAGCCCTTTGGGTCAAAGGACACGACGTGACCCTAAGCGGAACGGAATGCCATAACTTGACGCTGTCCGACGAGCGGTTTACTCTCCACGACTCGTGGCATCTGCAGAAGTCGTCTCGCTCGCACGCCGCATCCGGGCTGCTCGCGCGCTCTCTGGCAAGGACGTCAGCGAACTCGCCCACAGGGTCGGCATCTCCAAGCGGACGTGGTGGCGCCTCGAAGCTGGCGATCGCGAGCCGACGGCGCTTGAGCTCGAGCGGATCGCCGAGGCGACTAGTCAGCCGATAGCGTTTTTCTTCGGCGCCTCCTTGGACAACAGTGAGGCGCCGAATCTCTCACCGTTGCCGGCCGAGGTCAAGCCTGATGAGGGCGCTGACGCGTGAACGAGTCGCCGGACCAGCGCGCCCAGCATGGCGACGTCGACGCCGACGGCGAGATCGTCGACGCGGCGACTCGGCTGCGCTATGGGCCCGACGATCACTGCTTTTGGTGTCGCGCGGACGGGGCGCACACAGAGCTCGTCCTCGTGGCGATGGGCCGCAATGCCGAAGGCTTCCGCTGTCGCGACGCGCTCGTCTGCATGCGTCGCCAGCAGCGGCAGAAGGTCAGGCGCGACATTGAGAGCGCTGGCCTGGAGCGGCACTACTACTCGCGCTCCGGCGACCGCCGGCACTTTGAGAGGACGCGCGCCGCGTGAGGGAGCGCTGGCCCGCGCTCTGCCTCCTTGCCGGACTCTCGTTCGGCTCGATCGCGCTGCTCTGGTACGCGCTGATCGCTGAGCCCGTCCCGGGCGTAGCGCTCTGGCCAGCAGCCGGGGTCGTCTTCGCCTGGGTGGGTCTCACCGCGGTGCGCTTCGCCTCCGAGTGGCGCGCTGAACGGCGGGCTCAGCAAGCGTGGCGGCACGCTCAGCAGGCGACGGTTGAGCGGCGATTTCCGAGGGCGGCGCCGTGACGCTCGTCGCGAGTCTTTTCGACTTGATAGGCCGACCGACCGTAGGGAGGGAGGCCTTTCTTAGCACCGCACGGACACCCGTGAAAGTGGCTCTCAAGCCGCACCCCTCGCACAACTCCTGCAAATCACCGCTTTCTGTCTCTCCGGGCCCCGCTCCTGGAGCCTCCAAAGCCCCAGGGGAACGCCGAACGAGCGGGAATACTGGTGTTGGCGTCGGACGACACGGTCGCTGCCGGCGCATCGGCAGCCCGGCTGAGGGAACACCGCAGCGCGGCGACGACGGGGGGGAGCTGCGGTGAGCGTCAGCTCGCTCCCCAACCTCGAGCCGATCGAGTACGAAGAGCGCTGCGACCCGCTTTCAGGGCAAAAGGCGCGCAGGTTCCTCTGTCCCGCCTACGGCCACGACGGCGTCCTACGCACCTGCAAGCGCCGCGGCTGCCCGCGCTGCCAGCCGAACTGGGCGATGGACTGGTTCCGCATCAACCGCTTGAACCTCGAGCACTACGGCGGCCCGGTCGTGATGGTCACGATCACCGCGCCCGGCGAGGACCGGCTGCCCTGGGACGAGCACCACTGTCGCAAGCGCCGCGAGCACAAGCACTACGGCCCCAACGGCTGCCGCGTCCAGCAGCGGATCGCGCGCGAGTGGGCCGACATGCTCTCGTGGCGCTGGGCGCAGCTCCGCGGCGCCGCCCGCCTCGAGACCCGACGCAAGCTTCGCACCTCCGACGGCGAGCTCGGCCCGGCGCCCTCGCTGCTCCTGCGCGCCTACGAGCCGCAGAAGCGCGGCGTCCCCCACTTGCACATCGTGCTCGGCTACGGGACGCTCGCCGAGCGCGACGCCGCGCACGTCTTCGTCGGCGAGCTCAAGCGGCTCGCCGGCAGGCACGACTTCGGCTTCGCCGACGGCCGCGGCAAGACGAGAGGGGTCCGCAACCCCCGTCCGGTGATCGAGCGCCACGGCGTGCCGCTGCGGCCGATGGGGGGTGCGGACGCCGCCCGCTACCTCGCCAACTACCTGACCGGGCGCAACTCGAAGAAGAAGAACTCGATCCGCGACAACCTCAGCGACCCGATCATGCCGCGCTCGCTGCTCTGGCTGACGCCGGCGCTGTCGAGCCTCACCGCCTCCCAGCCGTGGATCCATCAGATGCGCGAGCGCATGGGCATCGCCGGCGGCACCGGGATCACGATGCGCATGCTCCGCAAGGCCCGCCACATTTGGGCCGCGCTCAAGGGCCGCTGCCCCGCGCCCGTCTGGCAGGCGACCGAGGACGCGATCTACGCCGTCAGCGTCTACGTCCAGGCCTACCTCGGCCGCTCGCCGCCCGAAGACCTGACGCCGGCGTTACAGCACGCGCGCGAGGTCGACCGCTTCGTCCGTCAGAGCCGTCGCTGGTTCGACTACCAGGCCCAGATCCTCGACTTCGCACTGCAAATGGTCGAGCAGTGCCTTCCCACCACCCCACAGGAGGTCTCACATGCAGCCTGAACCGGGCGCCCACCTCGACGATCTGTTCGCGGAGACGGCTGAAGCCTGTCGAGCCTGGCTGCTCGCCTACACGGAGGCGACGCCGACGCCGTCGCTGACGACCGACCGCAAGCACGACCGGCTGATCGACGCACACCACCAGCTCGACGGGTACTTGCAACGCATCGAGGCCGTCTTCCAGGCGACGCCATGAAGGCGATCTGCACGAGCTGCGGCCGCACGAACTTCGTCCCGAGGCGTACGCGCACCTCGCACCCCGCCTCCCCCCGACGGTGCGAGTGCAGCGGTGAGCTCGTCTCTCTCCCCGAGCTCGCGCGGCGACTCGGGACGGAGCCTTACCGCCTCGAGCTCGCCGACCCGGAGCTCCGGCTGTCCGAACTCCGCCGCCATGGCCTGATCCCGGAGGCGGCATGACCTACGACGTCTTCCGCCGGTCGGGTCTTGGCGATCAGGATGTCTGGAAGCGTGAGGCGCAGCGCATCGAGGCCGATGACGAGCAGCACGCCGTCTTTCTCGTCGCGCGCACGAAGCCGTCGTTTCTCGCGCGGGGGCCTTGGCTTGCCGTTCGCTCCGACGCAGTGAAGCCCGTCGCGTGTGACGTCGAGACGCACGACCAGGAGAACGTGGTCGTCACGGCGGTCGTCGGCTAATGGGCAGGATCATCGTCGGCTTCATCCTCGGCGCGCTGCTCCTCGGGCACGTTGCCACCGCCGGCGGCCAGAACCGGGAACGATATATCGACTACCTCGAGCGCGCCGTCCACCAGCAGGCGACGAGGGCGGAGCGGAACGAGCGCCGGCTCACGCGCGCCAACCGCGCGATCCGAGCCGTCTTCTACGCCGCCCCGTGGGGCAACCATCCCGACGAGCGCAAGGCGCTGTGCGTGCACACGTTCGAGGGGCCATGGGACGACCCGGGCTGGCCGTATTGGGGTGGCATGCAGTTGAACCGGCGCTTCCAGCGCACCTACGGCGGCTGGGCTCTTCGCGCCTACGGGCCCGCGAACCGCTGGCCTATCGCGGTGCAGATCGCCGTGTCGCTTCGCGCCGTCCACGGCGACTCGGACGCGAACCTGGCGCCGCGCGGCTGGCGGCCCTGGCCGTACGCCTCCCGAAGGTGCGGGCTGCGGTGAGGATCGAGTTCGGCGCCCCGGTCGTGCTCGTCGACCTCGCCGGCGTCCCGGGGTCGGAGGCGATCGTGCACGTTGGCCGCCGTTCGCGTTCGCGCAGGATCGGCACGGCGCGCGTCCGCGAACGTCTCGCCGACCGGCTCCGCTCGGGCTCGTCGCCAGCGAACTGGCCGACGCTCTGCGGCCTCGCCGGCCCGGTCTACGTCTACGACGGCGTCCTCCGCGCCCGCCGTGCATGCACCGTGTGTGCTGCCCGCGGACCCGAGGTCGTAGAGGCGGTTGAGGAGCGGCACCTGCGCGTGGTGGCGGCGTGAATGGCACGGTCGGCTCGCTCTTCACCGGCATCCGCGGCCTCGACCTCGGACTCGAAGCCGCTGGTTTCCGCACCGCCTGGGCGTGTGAAGCGGACGAAGCGTGCCGCCGCATCATCGAGCGAACCGCGCCCGGCCTCCCCGTCTACCCGGACGTCCGCGAAGTCGACGAGAACGCGCCGCCGGTCGACGTCCTCTGCGGCGGCTTCCCCTGCCCCGACTTCAGCGTCGCCGGAAAGCGGCTCATGTTCGAAGGGGAGCGGGCGCAGCTGTGGTTCGAGTTCGCCCGCGCCGTTCGCGTACTTCGACCGCGAGCAGTCGTCGTGGAGAACGTGCCAGGGCTCCTTGCTTGCCTCGGAGTCGTGCTCGCCGATCTGGCCGAAGCAGGGTATGTGGGACGCTGGTTTTGCCTACGAGCAGCCGACGTTGGTGCCCCCCATCGACGCGAGCGAGTCTTCATCGTCGCCACTGCTGCCGAGTCCGCAGGCGGACGAGTCGACACCGACCGACGAGTACATCGAGGAAATGCGGGTGGCGGGGATCAAGCCGGACGAGCGGCTGTATCTGCCGGGGCGCAGGTGGTTCGCGCAGCGGACGCTGTCCCGGATCGCGCCCGCGTTGCTACCGACGCCAGTTACGGATCCGGACTCGGCAAACGGTCACGCACGGAACCTGTCTCGCGAGGTGCTGCTTCCGACGCCAGCAGCAGCCGACGGGGAACGCGGGACGGACTACGCGGCGGCGACGCGGGAGGGGACGGGCGGCGACTCGCTGACGACAGCGGCCGCGAAGCTCCTGCCCACGCCAACGGCGCGGGACGACCGCGGACCGAACACGAACGCGCGAGCAGGCGGTCAGGATCTACCGAGCGCAGCGCGGTTGCTGCCGACACCGCTGGCGGGCGACGCGAGAGCGTCGGGGTCGCGGAACCTGCCGGGGTCGAAGGCACACAAGGGCGTGAGTCTCACGGACGCGATCCTGACGGGAGACTCGGAGACGCCCAGGCTACTGCCGACGTCTGGGGAGCCTACGAGCCCGCCGTTCGCCGCTGGGAACTCGTCCTCGGACGACCAGCGCCACGGCCAATTGACGATCGAGGACGACTCGCCTCCGAGTTCGTCGAGTGGATGATGGGCTTCCCGGCAGGCTGGACAGACGGCGAGAAGCGCACCGCCCGGCTGCGCATGTTGGGCAACGCCGTGCAGGTGCAGGTCGCCGAGGTCGTCGGCCGTGTGCTGCGCGAGGAGGCGGCGTGAAGCCGATCGAGCCGCTGCTAGCGCCCGTCTGCGGCCTCGGGAGCCTCGACGGCTACGTCAGTGGGCCGCGCATCCCGGAAAGACTCGGCGGCGGGCATGGTGGGCCGGGAGATCCGGTCACGGGCACCTGCTTC